ATGGCAACATGTGGAGCTGACTGTTACTAATAGGTCGAGGGCTTAATCTGGTTAATAACGGAGAAAACAAATCGGATTTGTATGAAGTTTTGAAGGTATATTAAAATAAGACGTAATTCCTATTGCGTCCTTTTTCTATATTTGATATAATATTTAAATATAGGGGATTGGTCAAATGGTATGACAGAAGTCTCCAAAACTTTTAGCGGGAGTTCGATTCTCTCATCCCCTGCTATAACAATCACATACGAACCCAGTATAATGTGGTTCAGCCATGTGTTTGTGGTGGATATGAAAATACCGGAGAAGCAATAAGCTCTCCGGTATTTTTCTGTGCTGTTGTGTAGCTCTTTATGCCGCCAGCAAGCTGGCGGGATTTATTTAGATTTTCGGATTCGGAAGCAGACGGGCGCCGCAATCCAGGTATAGGTAGCAGAGTCGCTGTTGCAACTCCCGTTGTTGCTGACACCCGCGAAATAAGTAGAATTGCCAGCATACGCGGAAAGCAACCACCAGGCATTAGGCTTACCATCTTCAACCGTGCATCTGATTCTGTTTCTCCAATCCTTGTAAAAATCAAGCTGCTCATACACGCCCTTATCTCCAAGCCAGGTGTTGTCGTCAAATTCTTCCTCGCTGAATACCTCAGAAGCAGACGGCGCAAAGATCATTGCATAAACTTCTACAAATTTTCCGTCACCATCTTTTTTGTATTTGCGCTTTGTAGGAATGATAGCATTTTTCAGAGAAGCAGGTAAGAGTGACTTGTAAAAAGTATCGTACCATTTCTGCATATCCGTATGTGCCATAGTTTTAAGCAGCTCTTTCATTTCCAGACGGTATCCGGTTTCGTCAATATCAGTAACCTCAAATACAACTTTTTGTCCGTCTGTCAACTCAGACGGTACCACATCGCCAATATTGAGCGTGAGAACCCCATCCTTAATGTCCTGCATAATGTCGTCTATGGAACCATTGATGTATCTTTTTGTACTCGACACATCAACTCTGTTTTTCGGAACTTCACGGGTACAACTACAGCCGGAGTCCTGTGTTGTCTGGGCGGCAGTGACCGCTTCCATAAATGCGTTTCTGGAGTTCTCAAATGCCTGAGAAGATTCTCCATCGTAAGAAAATATGCTGCCATTAACCATCATACCAATTTTCATTATTACCAATCCTCCTATTCTGCCTTAATCTCGATTACAAGATTCTTGCCATCAGCCCATCCAATAGTACCAAGAGTTTGCTTAGGTACATAGAGCGTACCAATCTTTGGAGCGTCAAGCTCATTTTCCAAAACCTCTGTAAATCTGATAGTGTTTTTAGTCGCTTTTTCCATTTTGAAATTAACCTGCATAATATGCCTCCTTAAAATTTTGTGGTATATGATAAAGCGCCCGTTCCGGTTCAGTTACCGAAGAAGCAATTTTATCCTGATAGTTACTGCATGATCCGTCAGTAAACATTACAGATCCGCGTGTGCATTGTCCGTCTCTATTGCTGTCGCAATTTTCCTGATTGCAATATACATTCATGGCTATGCCTCCTTGTCCCAGTTGACAATAATTAAGTCGCCGTCGTTTGCAAAAATGTCATACAGAATACCTCTAACAGTATCCCAGTTTCCGCCAGCGATTCCACAGCCGATGCGCCCCGGTACCGCAACTGTGTAGCCTTGCTCTTTCGCCCAGTCCCGGACTTCAATCATGCACTTACGGAAAGTCGGGTAGTCTGTACTCATATCGCGCTGACTGAAAACATTTGCGATAACTCTATTCTTCTTACAGCGGAGATATTGTACTTTGCCAAGTAAGTTGTCGCCATGAGCAGCACAAAGCCTCTGATAATTACTGTACTGAGAATCCGTTAATACACGACGCCGGATAGCAGCGGCAATACCACCGCCCATAACGCCATAGTAATTTACCTGGTGGCATATCACATCTGCGTCACAGCTCAGCAGATCTCCTGTAATCTCTCTAACCATTATTCACACACCTCCTTATCAATTTGTGCCATGAACTCTGCCGGAGTAAATTGCGGTATTTGTGCCAGCAGCTCCGGCGTGTCAAATTTATTACCTACCACCTCAAAAGTACAGTCAGGCGCCCAGTCATTAAAACTCGTATAGACTTTACCCTGAGCAAATACAAAAGCCGCAGCATCAGAGCTATATTCTATGAGGTGTAAGTCTCGCATACCTCCGTGACATACAGCAACAATGTCATTTTCATAAATACCCTTACGGTTCACATCATATTTGCCGGTATGCTGACAAAGGGTTTCCGGTCGAATATCAGCCTTATAATGGGCGTTTGGTAAGCCCCAGTCGCCGGGGCGGTCAATAATGATATAAAAGTGACGCGGATCCTTGCCCTCAGCCGCCGCGCGTTCATAATCTTCTGAAAAGCAATAAGTTGTATCGTCCATACGAACATAAGCGCCCTCGTACCAGGTGTGCCAGTCTTTTTTATCCGTTCCCTGACCTCTAAACAGTAGTGTTCTCATCGTCAAAATCGCCCTCCTTGAATATGATAAAATCTTTTGCCAGTGCATACCCATATTCTCTGTTTGCGCCTCTGCTATTCTGCCAGCCTTTAAGCTGGTACATAGCATCGCACATATCCATGAGAAATAGGCTCATCTGCATATACTCCTCATAAGATGTAGACGGTGGGAGCTGGGCGTTGATCTTTGCAGGGTTTATAACTGTGTAGCCCTTTTTCGTCAACAGCTTTTCAGCCTCCGCAAAGCGCTCCATGTAATTGACTGTTCCGGTAATGGCCCCACTGATATAAATACGGGCACCGCTGGTGGGTATCGCCTCTGGCTTGCATAGTGAATACCAACTGCATCCATGGCATGAGGCACACTGCCTACCTCTGCCGTTTATGTCATTGTATGTTACAAAATCGGTATCGCTGTCAACGGAATAGTGTATAACCATATTACAGGGCGTTCTTTCTGTTAAATCATGTATCATAATTGCATCGCCACCTCCAGTCCGAATGTCGTCTTGTACTCATCCGCGGTAAATACTCCGAATAAATCCGCATCGCTTTCCTCGTCCAGCTTTGCAATTTTCGCGGCGGTAAAAGGACCGCTTACGCAAGTAGGCTCTTTCAAAAAGACTCTATAATACTGCCGTTCGGAACGATAACACTTAAAGAGCCAGTCGGTTTCGTCCTCAGTACAAACGCCATAATAATTATCAGTTCTTGTAAAGTTGTACTCGATACTATAAAATTGTTTCATTGCAGCTTTGTATACTTCCCACTGTGCCTGACACCAGGTAGCGCCTTTTCGCATCTCTGCATATTCTCCTGAGGGCTGGTAATTAAGCCCAGAGAGTTTTGTAAGGTACATATCCCATGCAGCAATACACTCCTGCAGACCGGTACCAAACTCTGTTTTAAGAAACTTCTCTTTGTTCAAAATCATCTTGTACGCCATAATGATCCTCCTCTATGTCGCCGCATTCAATAAGCCGGTCTACTTCCTCCCGTGCTTCCACGGGAGAGTAGCCAATAAGTAATAGTTGCCGATAGTATTTTTCTGCCACGCATACCACCTACCCAATTCTATGAATATTCCGGTCGCCGCGCTTAGCATAAAAGCAGTAGCCCAGCTCGCTACAGTCCGGACAAGTTGCATTGTAACAATAGCTGATAACGCCGTTTGGTGTGACAAGGTCCTCAGCAGAATTGATAGTGTACTCCCGGTCGCTTATGACAAAAGTAATCACTGTGTCAGTTCCCATAATTCTATTAACAACAATGTGAGTGAGTTTTGCGCTCTGTTCTCCAAAGCGCAAAGCCTTTTCAATAATTTCTTTTGGAGTATGTGACAGTCTTACACCGCCCAGATTATACATACGGGAAAGAATCCGCTCCTGATCTTCCTGCTTCTGCGGTAGAGGGGTAACAATGCCTCTCAATGCCGCCAGCGTAAGTGCATCCAGCTTAGCTTCTCTTGAACTCATATAATTTTCCTCCTTTAATTGAGATACATATATACGCCATCTGGTGATGGGGCAGTGCTGCCAACCTCTGCGCTCGGATATTCAGACCTAAGCTCGGCCATATTTGTGAATGTTCCTAAATGTTCCTGTGTGTCACTGTCTCTCGCGGTAATGACCCCATGACAGGAACTTACGAAAGTGTCAATATCTTTTTCGTCAATTATAAAATCCATAGATTTGTACCTCCTTGCTTTATCTCGAATTGCTAACAGTCAAATTTATTTAACTGTATGAGTGCATTATAGCCAAATAAATTTGACTTGTCAATAGGCAAAGTAAAATATTTTTGACTGCGCAAGTGTTACATTTTTCTCTACGCGCGTATATGAGCGCTTGCACAGGCGTTTTAGGCGTTTTTATTTTGCCTATTTTCTCTATTTCATAGGGTATATTAGAAATAAATGTAACAATGTAACAAAATGCTCTAAACCCTTATAAATACTGGCGTTGTGCCTGTTACAATTTGTGTTACATAAATGTAACAATGTAACAGAAAAATGTTACAATTCAAAAAATGTAACAGCGATTGTAACGCGAATGTAACAAAGTTTGTAACATGAAAAAAAAGCCCCAGAGAGCTATTAACTCTCCAGGGCTTTCCTAATTATGATAGAGGCTTTTTATCTTATTATTTCATAAGCTGATTTACCTTAGCCTGAACAGCAGAGTAGCTGTATCCGGCAGCAGTAAGTCTGTTCTTACGGTCTGCTCCATTTCCCCACTTGCCACGGATAACTTCTCGCGCAACTTCCTCAACGGATTTCTTCTGAGGTGTGGCAGGCGTACCGTTTACAAGCTGATTTACCTTAGCCTGAACAGCAGAGTAGCTGTATCCAGCCGCCTCCAGTCTATTCTTACGATCTGCACCATTTCCCCACTTACCGGCAAGGACTTCCTGAGCTAACTCATTTACAGACTTTCCGGCGGATGCAGCAGGCTTTTCAGGCTGTGTAGCATTACCTGAACCGCCGTTATCATACTGAGTAAGGTTGTAGCTCTTGATTGCATTTATAAGAGTAGATACATAAGTAGAGCTTGTGGCATATCCGTCAGCCTTGATGTTTTTAACATAAGTCTCTGGATCCGTAACGCCTTTGAGGTTTGCATATCTGGAATAATTGATGAACTCGAAATATCCCTTTACACCATCCTCCAAGCTGTCAAACACGCGGAAGTTGTCGCGGATGTTGGTATGTACACCTGGAGTATATTCCTCAGATGTGGCCATGTTGACAGATTTACCGGTCCATGCGCTACCGCACTTTAAGCCAAAGTAGTTGTTGTACTTTGCAGCAAGCTGAGATTCGCCCCAGCCGGATTCAATGATTGCCTGAGCGATAATAGGGCTGGCAACCTTGATGTTGTAGCCATCCTTGTACTTGTTTACAGCGGCCGCAATCTTTTCAATAAAGTTTTTCTGTTCTGTAGTCATAATATTAGTCCTCCTTGTCTGACTTCTTATAAGTTTTGAATTGTGAAATAGCCTGCATTACTTTGTCATATCCAACCATGGCAGAGAGCCAGGATAAAAACATAAGAGCAATAAGGCAAACTGCCATTTTTGCATTTACAGCAGCTCCGGCCATGATGACATAAGCGGCGCCAACGGCGATTGATAGCACGACAGCCACATATCCGGCAAGTGTATTTGCATAGTAGCTTTTTTTATGCTCCTCTAACCAAGTTTTTATAGCCTCAGTAACCAGCCCCGTAAGGGTGGATACGATAAGTAACCCAAGTAAGAAAATTTCAAGATTCATTCTGTGTGTCCTCCATTTCTAAAGTTTTATCTTCCTTTTTGTCAGCACGCTCCCAGTCATGCTCCCTTTTACGGTCTTTATTCGTGCGGATCCAACCGCATATACCGCATTCGCCTATGGTGGCTGTGATAACAGCGCACGCATAGGTTTCAGGTATCGCGCCGTACACCCGGAATATGTCAAGCATCTGTGCATTGAACCAAACAAAAAAGGCACCGACCAGAATCAAAATAAGATTCAGCGTGCCTATTTTTCCAAGCGTTGCAGCGTATATAGTTTTCAGAGAGATAGGAGAGCGCCTGTGCCACTTTCTTCTGCGATTCATGCGAGCCTCCTAATATAATGCGTCAATTCCCTGTTCGGTCAGAAAATCTTTCTGATCGTGTTTAATTTTCCCAGCGTAGTCAAGCGCCGCGTGCATATCTCCATTGCAATGTGCGTCTGGTATTCTCTGCACGGCGCGCGCTGTAGCCTCGCCTAAAGCGATAGCAGCGTTTACGCCTTTGATGATAAGAACCTCATTCTGCTTTCTGGCCTTATCCTTTTCGTCCTGGGCGGCTTCATGCTTTGCAAGTCTGCGTTCAATAAGCCAGAAAGCAAAAGCTGTAATACCGGACGGGATACTCATAGCAACAATCAATGTCGTAGGATCCATCTTGTTCTCCTTCCTGTGTAGCTTATTATCTTTCATCCGGCAGAGCAGCAAGCTCAGCCTCTAATTCGTTAATCTCGGCACGCCATTTCTCGCGCTGGGATTTCACGGGAGCAAACTCCTCATCTGTCAAACAGCCCTCTGAATACTTCATACATTTGTAATCGGTATCAGCAAGCAATGACTTCCGGGCGTTGATTTCTCCCTGAATAAACTGTCTTTTTTCGTCCATTCTGAACCCTCCTTTTTGATTTATTCTTTTTATTTTTCCACGGCTTTGTATGGAATAGGTCAAAGAAAAGTGCGTCCATGCTCTTAACAGAATCATACGCATCTTTTTGTAAAATGTAGCCGCGCCATGACATATAGGACTGCTCTATCTGTGGGATAGTCATTTCCCCGTTGTCATAGAATCGCTTTAGCTTTTTGAGCTTTCGGCGCTCCCGGACTATGCTGTCATGGTCTGATTTACGGATGACCTTACCAATATCCGTGAGAAAATACTTAGTTTTGAGAAAAGTAAAACCACGACTTAATTTGACAATCTGTGTTTTCTTTTCATTCGGGATAATTCCCATTTTGCGGTATTCCGTAAAGAGTGCGTCTCTTATCTGGGTAAGTGCCTCTTTACTTTCGTGAATGATATATGAATCATCCATGTATCTGTTATACGGATGTATGCGCCATTGGTCCTTTATGAGGTGGTCAATCTTATTTGGATATGCGACAGCATATATCTGGCTATCCTCTGGACCTATATACAGCCCTTTGCCTCTTTCTTCTGGAGGCTTGTCTGCATCGGTTGTAGCGATACAGCTTTTTGCAAAGAATCGGATGCGCTCATCTGTAAAGCTCTTGTCTATAATCTCAAATAATGGCTCGTGTTGTATGTTGTCAAAATATTTCTTAAAATCAATTATGAGGATATAGCCCTCATTGCTACCATGTTTACGGAAATATTGGTGCAAGTGCGTTTCGCACCTGTCGGCACTGAATTTAACGCCCTTGCCTTTGAGGCTTGCGCCATTGTCATAAATCAAGTTGCTTGACAGTATCGGCACCAGTGAATTGATGCAGGCGGATCTTCTTATAACACGCTCAGAGTAGTGCAGGCTGTGAATAGATCTTGCCTTACCTCGTTCTATGATGCCAAAAGCATAATATCCGCTATGGATATTCTTACCTTCCATGAGATCATAGTGTGCTTTTACTGCGTTTTTGTAGAAGCGCATATTGTATCTCGCGACACTTGCTTTCCACATGACTCCTCTCCTGGAGTCGAAATTTGCTCGAATGAGAGAGTTGACATCCGCAATTCGTTCAAAGTTATCAAACTCAGCCAACTTCTCACGTCTTACCCATTCCCTCTGTGCCTTACGGCGTTCATAACGGGCTTGATGTCTTTCCTCACTGTTCATAAAGATAAATACCTCGCGAAGTGTTATTGTAGGGGCGCGTTGTGTTCTTCTTTGCGGTAATGGTCATGCAATCGGGTACTTAGCTGGATTCCATTCAGCGTATATTATCGCCATCCCCGACCATGCAAGCAGCGTCCGGCCAACCGCGTCAAGGCATATATTTACCCACTTTCACTGTAGGACGGTTATGTCCTCCTTCCATAAAATAAAAAATTTCAAGGGGTCTTGATTTCTGCATTATGAAAATGCCTACTGTATACTCGCCCCGTACAATAGTTGCATGGAATCAGATAACATTCATGGAATCAGACGGGCGCCGCAATCCAGGTATTGGTAGCAGAGTTGTTGTTGCAATTCCCGTTGTTGTTGACATTCGCGAAATTAGTAGAATTGCCAGCATTCGCGGAAAGCAACCACCAGTTGTAGCGGTGTCCTTTTTATGCAGTTCATAACCGGTAAAAAAGCTACGGAGATTATTTTCTCCGTAGCAGTTTTGTTGAGTTGCGCCAGCGTTTCAGTCTATCTTCTTCAAAGACTAAGAGCTTACCCATATTGTCTATAAATTTTTGTATGCGGATTTTGTCGGAGTCGTCATCCGGTCTGTGTAGCACATCCCACCATAAATCCACCATCATCGACTGCAGTCTCTCAAAGATAATGTCACAGTATGCGATACATTCTCTCTGTAAAGCCTTACGATACTCGACCTGCTCAGGCTTAAATGCGAATACGTCGTTTGCCTTTATAATAAGGTCAATCTGTGCCTGTGACAGATTTATGACAGGATATGTGTACACAGAGCGCCACCGCTTAGGTACATTCTTTTCATGCATGAGGAAAGTTGTAAGCTCGTGCCGGATGTTAATAGCAGTGACATAAAATTCCATCTCCGATATGCCGCGGTGTCTTTCAAGTACGTTACTCATATAGCTTTTGCCTCTAACCGCCAGCAAGCTGGCGGATTTCTAAAAGATTTATTAGATTCGGAAGCAGACGGGCGCCGCAATCCAGGCACCGGTAGCAGAGTTGCCGCTGCAATACCCGCCGAGGCCGACATACGCGAAATTAGTAGAATCGCCAGCATACGCGGAAAGCAACCACCAGCTGCAGCGGTCTTTGTTGGAACAACGCTTTTTCGCTCTGTTCATGTTTCCGATAAAAATAGGATACTGTACAAATCCACCGGCGCCGTATCCGTTGTTGCCCCAGCAAGTCATACCATACACTTCAACCTCTGACGGAATCCAGAGTTTACCGGTAGACTGCCAAGCCCACGAATTATCTTGTGTGAGAACACTGCCAGCCGTATATCTGCTTGGCAGCAGAATCCTCTTTGTAATAATCTGTTTTTTGAGCTTATCCGGCAGATAATAGAGGATACCGCCTGCTGTGTAATCGACTGCAACAGTAGTAGCCGGGTCCGTTTTGCTGTTCGGTACCGTACCGGACATAGAATTGAGCCAGTAGTTCAAATCCGATGCAAGGAACGGGTTAGGGCTGTTTGCATTGCCATTGTTGTAATCAATCTTGTTCATTACGTGAAGATCATTCCACAACTCCTTACAGATAAAGTCGATATGGTTTCCGACTTCCTGATCTGCATATCCAGTGTATGTGTTCATACCTGCAATCTGAGCATTGAGCTTGTAGCCATTGCTGCAAGTAATAGGGATGTAGTCGCCTACATGAAGTCCGGCATAATTACCGGCTGTTTTTCTTGCCTTGATCCACGCCCATTCATCTGAATAGTTCTTGATCTCATCTGCAAATTTGACAGTAAGGTCAACGCCGGGATAGGTGCGGTCCCCATCAACGCCGACATTGTAATATACCTTAGAGCCTACTTTCTGACTGTCGTTATATTCCATTGTTTACCTCCTAATTTTCTGTGAAACAGATAGTCATATCTGACACGCTGACTGATAATGGCTTAACACCAGAATCGGATAAGCCGCCGTTCTCACTAAACACCGGAACGCCGCCCTGTGTAGCACCTGCCACAACTCCGATCTTTTTTGCCAGCTCTGCAGTGACTTCCGCTGCATTGGCTTTCTTACCAAGTGCAGTGTTGACTTCATCAGAGTTTGCCTTTTTGGCAACCTCTTTCTGCAAGTTGGAAATATCGGTTGAGTTCTGCTGAATAGCAGAGTTCATAGCTGCAGCATCATCTGAATGACCAGAAATCCAGTCAGATATTTCTTTGAGAGTGTCAAAGTCCTCTGGTGCTTCTGCGACGACCTGAGCAATGGCGTCTGCGACAGTTTTTGATACGCTTCCCGGACCTGTGCCGTTTAAGGTGTCAATCGCTTCCTCATTGTCGCTTACTCTCTTTGAGAGTGCTGCATCATCGTAGTTTTTAAGGTCTTTGAGCTTTTCCTTTTCCTCTGTGGTAAAGTCATTGCTTGAAAGCCCCTTGCCCGCTTCCTTTGCCACAAACCCATCTGTGACAAAGTTCTCAGATGCCAGTCCTTCTACAGACGGGACGGAAATATCAACGCTCTTGTCCTCAGGATTGATAGCCTGAGTCTCGCCATTGACTTTGATAAGGTCAATCTTTCCGGCGTTTTCCCCGTCCTTGCCGTCCAGCACTTCCTCTGTGGTAGTGCCATTTTTGTCGGTAACTGTGATTGTCGTTACCTTACCGGATTTTGTGACGGTAACGGAAGGGCTGTAGCCGTCTGCTCCCGGTTCGCCTGGATCTCCGTCTTTGCCGGGTGTACCGGGGTCGCCCTTTGCGCCCGGACTGCCTGTATCGCCTTTAGTTCGTACTGGAATCCACTGAGCTGTGCCATTAAGCTGTCCCCATGCGTATTCTGTACCATCAACGGCTGTGCCGCTTGAACCAGTGTACATAACTGTGTACGCGTCACCCTCATTCGCTGAGGCTGGCAAGTCAGAGTAGTATTTAACGGCACCCAGCCAGTTAAAGCCAGTAGCCACTCTGCCTAAGAGCTTGTCGGCGTAGGATTTTGCGTACTGTTTAGCCAGGTTGTAGAACATGACTATTAACGCTAAACTGTTCATACTGTAAATCCTCCTTTAGTTACTGCGCGATAAATGCACCGGATTCATTCGCGATGTATACTTTGTTTTCTGCTTCTCCGACTACATATAGTACAGAGAATGGAGCAAAGCAATCATCCACGCTCATACCGGAAATGCCATCTCCTGTGATAGGAAGCTCAGCCGGTGTCTCATCGGCGATGATAACCGCCTCAACCATCTGCTTACCATCCTCGCGCTTTCCAATAGGTCTTGTGCTTACTGCTGTCATAGGTTTTATCCCTCCTTGAATTTATTTTGACTTATCCACTGAAAAGCAGATAGTCATACTTTTTACAGTTACGGAAACGCCCGTAACGAATGTAGGCAACTGAGCTTTCGGGACTAACCCCGATGCATCAAGTCCAGCCACGCCGGAAGCCTTACCCACAACATCAGTGGTAACAGCCTTGTCCGTGACTTCCTTTGCCGCGTCTGCCGTTTTCTTTGCCTCAGAGGCGGTGTGTGCGACCTCGTCAATGGCTGTTTGCGTGTTCTCAGCCATGAGCTTAGAGGTCTTGTTGTTGTAGCTGATATTCTCAGCCGTCTTTTCAGACTGGAGCATAAAGGAGTCATTCTTCTTAATCGTAGAGGGGATAGTGACCTCATACGCTCCGTTGGAGAGCTTGTTGTGCGTATGTTCCTTTGCAGCATAGAATCCGTCAAAAGTCTTTGCAAAGAAATCACGGATATGCAACAGAGAAAACTTTCTCGTACTGCCGGAATTGACACCACAGAGGACATCAGAATCCGCAAGGGCAGTAGCACTGGCAAGCTCGGATATTTTGGTATCTGCCATGTTATAATCACTCCTTTACCATTTAATTTCCAAGCCGTAGGCGATAGTCACGGCTGAGTTTGCAGGGCGTACCGGTGCATCACTCGGTAGCTGATATGCGGTATAAGCAAAAGGCATAGATGCTTTTGCAATACTGTCATCGCTGCTGATAGGCGGCTTAACATTCCATGTCTTACCATATACAGAGGTCTGTCCTTTTTCTATGAGGTAACTACCATCATCACTGTAATAGTAGTTTGCCACCGGACAATTTGTGTAAAAATCGTCTGTGTATACATCATACATAGGGCATACCCCCATGAGGGTAGATGTAAAGCCGTAGTTTGCGTTGTATCGGTTATTATTACAGCTCGCAAATGTGTAGCCCTTATAACAATACAGCGTATACTCGGTCGTCATAAGAGGGTGGCTCGCATTGTGTCCTGTGTTATATCGTTCGTATGATATGTCGCCAGTTGTAATGTCGTATTGATATACATAGAACACATTATTGTATTGAGCATCCTGATTGTTTGGAGCTGTTCGAGAAAAGGCATATAGCTTATCTCCGTATAATCTGGTGTAAGCTGGAAAGCCATTTCCAGTCCAAAAATGATAATCCTTTTGCCAGGATGAGCTTGTATCTGTTCTTTCTTCGGTATTCCATTTATACTGAAAATGTTTTACGACCTCAGATCCGTCTTTGCTGATTACCCAAAAATCATCAGAATAGTATGTAACATAGTAATAATGGGAAATTCCGCTAATGTATTCGTATCTTCTGCGGATACAATATCGCATGAGCTTTAATACAATAGTCTGATTTTCGTAATCATAGCCCCATGTTGCCTGATAGCCCTGCGTGTAATTGCTCCAGCCGTCTATAGTAGGCCAGTAGTTGTCTGGCTTTTCGCATAGTGCAAATAGGTCAATTTGCTTTGCCACTTCTGTAGGCTCATTCGTTATCTTGTAAATATAAAGCTGACCATCCCCGCCAGCGCTACCTGACAAACTGCAGGTGCCTCTGTAGAGCATGATTTTACGCTCAATGTCGTAAATTCCATCACAGTTATTTCTCGGCCATCTGTATGTAAATGGCGTAGTATTTACGCCAGTCTGTCCGGCAGCAGTCAAGCCGACATAACGGATGGTGTCTGGTATCTGAGTTGTGAGGAAATCGTATACATATAAGTTTGTGATACCCTGCTGAGTAATTCTGTTTCTATAGCTGTCTACAGAACGGAAAGAACCCTGATAAATTCCTGTTGCCTCAGATGATGGGGTACCATATCCGATAGGAGTACCTGGCAGATATGGTAAGTCTGTATCAAGTGACTGTTCGCCGTTTGTGATAAGCAAAGCAGCGCTTAACGCCTGCCCCTGAAAGTCCTGTGCCATAAACTGATCCATGAAAACGTGATTATCGCCCTCAACACGCTCCAGCACTTTTCCGGTAATAGGGTCTGTATAATCTACCCTGCAATGTCCGTGTAATTCAGCACCTATAAGATGCCTTTGCAAATCTGTTAAATCTCTCATTGCATCCTCCTTATGAGTAAGTTACTTTTAGGGTTTCCTGTATGGTCATACCAGACAAAGACCTCAAATTGTCTGTATCCTTACCAGTGTATTCAACTCCCGACTGATAGGTAAGGTCTATGCTGTCAGAGCCGTTATAGCTTCGACCGACATAGTGGTCTGAATCTTCGATGTATCCAGGAGTCCAATTCTGCATACTGTCTATCCAGAACACGGCAGAATACTCAGGAACCGCGTAACCGTTATCGTAGTAAAGCCATGAGCTGTTATATCCGGTTACAGCAATCCAGCCGTTACCAGCTTTAGATATGTTGCAGTAAACCTTAAAAGTCGTACTGTCAACAGATTCTATCGCCGTGACTTCAAGCTCCCCAGCCTCGCACAAAACACGGGTAGAGAGTCGGAACATTGACAGCGATACCGCCGAAATAGGCAAGTGGTAGTCAATGTAGAAGTATGTGTATATGCCCTCGTCGTTCCAACAGGTAGGAACGGAGGCACCAATGCCAGAACTCCAGCCTTTGAGGCTTTTGCCTACGGCAATTCCCTGTAAAAATGAGTTTTGATCGTAAGCCATTTACCAATGCACCTCCGTTATATGCCCCTGTTCATCGGTTATCTTGCTGATACGGCCCTCTGAATCAAAGGCGACCTTGTAATTTTCCTCGCCGCCGCCGTCTATCGTTTCTGAAAATGAGCCGTTGGATATATTTGAAAAGTCAAAGCTGATAGGTTTTCGTGTCTTGTTTATATCCACCCAGCCATCATCGTTTAGCTCTATACTTTCCTCTGAGCCGGTACGCGTTGTATACCCGAATCGGAACATATCAGACAGCTTTTCGATTCTGCCTTTTCCGTTATCCGCATATCCGGTACCAGAACCCCATATCTGAACAGGGTTATAAGAGTTGTCTGTAGGATCCTCCTCAAACTTATACTCAGCGCGGACTACCTCGTCATACGCGAATATATGAACCGGGAACCCTGTTTCTTCGGTGGTAGTGAATATCTGCACGCCGTCGATATACGGATAGCCCTCGGATGATATTTCTGCATCCGTAATATCCTTTTCCCACCACAGCAGATCGCCGTATCTGTTCTTTGCCTGTGTGTAGCTCGTCTTACCGCCAGCCTCATTATCCAGGTATTTGCCGTCCTCACACATGATCTGTACGCCATCCTCTGTGAGCAGTCGGTTATACAGACCCGATGGCGTCGCTGATATAAACTGTATAGAATAACCGCTGATAAGGATATAGCAGTCGTCTGAGGTGTCGCCTAGCAAGAATTTTTTAATATGCTTTGAGGTGTTCAGGCGGTCAACAGTAAGCTCTGATATGTCGCCTTGCTCAGCGTATAGGGAGTTGGTAAAAATCGCATTTGCGCCCAGTGTGGCGTCTACGATAAAGGTCTTTGCCTCCATATCGTAGTAAAGGCACTTTTTACCGGATTCGTCTACGAACTCTAAGCCCCCGGCATTAAACTGGGCGTATGCACCGCTGTCAAGTTTTGACCGGAAGCCATGCTCCCTATCAATCGTATTGCCGTAATAAGTCTTATTTGTTTTTACGGTTCTGCCATTCTGCAGCTCCTGCGCTGTTTCGTATGGGTACTCATCCTCAGTGTCAGAATCGATCTGTGATTGTGCGTCACAAGTGTATCCGTTGTTACAGGTAACAGTAAGAGAGTGGAGTACGACATTAAGCTCATCGCCAAGTCGTGTCCGTATGGTCACAGTATCGCCAAGCTCTGCACCAGGATTGATAAAGAGCTTTTCTGCTGAGAACGGCTGATATGCCACCCCGTACAGTTTGCCATCTGTGGAGTTTCCAAGAGCGGATACAACCGCTTGATTTGCATAAGGGCATTGCGCATACAGTTCATATCCTGTATCGTCCCCGGCTGTATAAGTAGCGCCGCCATCGTCCTCCAGAGTAACACGGCTGATAGTAACGGCAGCTCCTATATCTGTATAGTTGCCGTATGACTTTGCTAAGTTCTGTATAGGCTGGATAGGGGAAGCAAGAGGGACAAGCCGTAGCTTACCCTCCTCGGTCATTATCCAGTTGCCACCGTTGCATACTGCGATGTACCCTAAGACCTCAGTCATAAGTGCATCGCCATTTACTGTGTCAACAAGGTATCCGGCACCCGTCATAAGAGAAGTACGCGAATCCAGTTCAACCCCCATAAGTCCGGCGATCTCGTTTACAATGTCAACCTGAGAAGCTGGCCACTCCAGTTCTGATTTATCAATATATGTCCGTCCACCTTTGAGCATTTCATCTCTCATGGTAAGGGCTATTGCTGTTTTTCCACTACGGGAACTCACATAAAAACGCCCCTGCGGTAGCCAGTCTGTAGTATTGCCGTCAGCATCTACCAACCGGCAGTACATGAACACTCTGGCAGCTTTCGGAATTGCTGTGTCTGTGTGAGGGATGATTGTAGCTGACAGTGTAGCCGAACACACACGCCCAATAACAGGCTTTTCAAGCAACGGCTTTGTAAGTACAGGATCGCCTTTTAAGTTTTCCTTGCCGTACTCAATACCATTGATAACTAACTTGTATTCTATTTTGTGTGGCGCGTCGTAGAACTCCGCCCAATTCTCAGGAAGATTCTGCATTTACACTTTATCCTCCTTTACTGTGATAAGTGAAAAGGCTATATCGTCAATAACAATGTCGTCATCGGTAAATTGTTCGATGGCGGCATTGATAGAAGTATTGTAGAACAGCCTTGTACACATCCCGTCCTTAATGTCCGGGTATTTGACCTTGACTCCATCGTCGTTACCCTGCAAGTCTTTTTCAAGCTGCTGGGCTTTCTCGAATGGCATAGGCCCCATCTTTACCTCCAGCTTACGCTGATGAGAGGTAACAAGGGTGTGCATGGTTTCGGCTTTATCTCGTCCGGCGTCCTCGTCGTTCGTATTTTCCCTCGACCATGCAAGCCCTGTTTTGTGCTTTACATAGGGTGCATAATCGTGGCCATTTATTTCAAAAGCAGGTTTCATGTTAAGCACCTCCAAAATTCAAGTCGTGACCGCGCTTTTGCTTTGTGATAGCTCGCTCCAGCGCGCTAATATCAATGTTAAGATTAAGTTTCTTGATAGCCTCCAAAATCTGACGGAGTACATATATCTCGTCCGCCATACGCTCGTCCACATCTGAGGAGAACGTCTTAAACGCCTCAAATTCGGCAGGAGTTGTATCAGAGGTATCAATCTTTGTCTTATAAGGTACAACGGTTCCCTGAGCTATCTCAGGCGTTCTCAGACCGCCCATAGAGGCAAGCATATCTGCTATTGCACGGAATTGTCCGGCAATGTCTGAAAGTCGATCAGCGATAAGGCTTATACCGTTGACCGTCTCAGCACTCGACACATCAATCTTAGGGCTGTTCGGTGTCATGCCTTCAGTAACAGCGGATGCTAGGTTTTTAGCTGTAGAAAGTACTTTGCCTTGGTTATTTTCAATACCTTGCTGCATACCTGCGTCCAAATATGCACCGATTTCCGCCATTTTCTTTGACGGAGAGTGAATACCGAATACGGATTTACATTTACTCAGCAAGTTAGAGCAGAGACTTCCTACAGAAGATGTAAGACTGCTCCATGCGTTTGAAATACCGGATTTTAAGCCAGATACAAGGTTTGTACCGATACTCGTCCAGTCGTGAGCTTTCAGAGTTTCTTTCAGGCTTGACCACTTGCTTGATACAGTAGATTTAATATCTGACCACTTGCTTGATGCAGTGCTCTTGACACTGCTCCATGTTGAGCTTATGGATGATTTAATATTTCCTGCTGTACCCGTCAGTGATGATTTCAAATTTGTAAAGGTTGATGATACACTGCTTTTTAGACTGCTCCAGCTCTGTGTAGCATTACTCTTTACATTGCCCCAGGTAGAACTCAGGTTACTCTTAATGTTGGATGCCGTAGAGTTAAGAGCGGCTTTCGCATTTGTAAACTGTGTTGAGATTGTACTCTTGACATTGCTCCATGCCGAACTCGTACTACTCTTGACGTTGCTCCAAGCTGATGAGAGGTTGCTCTTAATGTTGGATGCCGTCGTACTAAGGGAGGTCTTTGCATTTGTAAAAGCTGTTGTTACCGTAGTCTTGACATTGCCCCATGCTGATGAAGCAGTAGACTTGACATTGCTCCAGGTATTTGCCAGTCCTGTTTTCACGTTTTCGGCTACGCTTGAAACACCGGATTTTACGCCGGACCATGCACCCGATACAGCAGAGCTGATACCTGACCATGCGCCAGAGGCAGCAGTCTTGATACCCTCCCAAGCACCGGACAGCCCGGATTTAATACCAGACCATGCAGTTAAGGTACCGGACTTGATACCGGACCATGCATCACTAAACATCATACCGAGGGCATCGCCCCATGTCTGAACATTTCCAAGGAATGTGTCGCTTCCGTCCCACATTTCATCAAAGAAACCACCCTCACCAAACCAGTGAAAGTTTTTATACAGTTCTGCCGTTACCTCATCGCCGCCAAGAGCTTCGATAAGAGGACCTATAACATGATTATTAAGGAGTTTTCCAATCTCGCCACCTATGAACAGACCGGAGAGAATAGCAGCACCAATCTGTCCGGCACTTGCCGCCAGTACGTCTGTAGTAGCAAACGCGCTGAGGGAAGTACCAAGCGATGACAACGCCTCTTTTAACTTACCTCCGAGACTTGGCCATGATCCGGTAAGACTTCCAAGGATCTTACCACCCAGAGCTTGACCGATCCCCTTTGCAACCGCTGAGCCGAGTAACACGCTCGCAATTTTGGTTATAATTAAGGCTCCCAGTGCCAGCTTGACCTCAATATTTGACTTGCTGAGAAACGTGCTGATAGTCTGTCCTATGCCTTTGGCGATTTCTCCCCATGGTAGGCTTTCAAACGCCTGTACAATGCCATTAGCAGCGTCTGCAAGGGCAGTACCAAGCTCCTGCCAACCATTCAATCCTGTTCGCGGATCGATAGCGTTCATCTGGTCAAGGAATGACTGTGCTGCGGCCTTTATCTTCTCGCTGAGCTGGTCAAAGTCGATACTCTCAACAAAACCAAAAGCAGCTTGAATAGCACCGCGGAGTGCGCCTCCGATGGTTGCCCCTATACGGGAAAAATCTGCTGTTTTGATAGCGCTGTTAAGCAGATCTGCAATATGTGTACCAATAGCCAGGAAGTCCACAGTTGTGATTACTCCGTAGGCAAAGTTGACTGCTGCCATAATGCCATTTGCAATAGTCCGACCTAAGAGCTTCCAGTCGGTATGAGTGAAAAAGCTGTTGATGGCGTTACCCACACCTTTACCAAGATTTTCAAAGTTAAAGGTAGTGAGAAATGTATTTGCAATGTCAAAGGCTGCATTTATTCCGTCCGCTATGGTTTTACCAAGAAGCGTCCAGTTAAAGCCATCAACCAAGCCGTTAAGAATCTGAGCAATGATGCCAGCCCACTTCACACCCATAGGGCGGAACGTGTTGTTGATCCAATCATCAACAACACCCATGGCGGCATTTAAACCCTCGGCAATGATCTGACCAACGCCGTACCAATCGCCATTTTTCCATGCTTCTTTGAGGCGTTTCATCCAATCTTTTACACTCTCCGGGAGAACATCATCGATCGGAACCTCCTCATATTGCACGCCACTACCACCACCAGAACCTGACCCACCAGAACCGGAAGAACTTTCTTTGTTTCGCTTATTCAGCTCATCAAAGCCGTACACCTGTCTGTTAAGTTCTTTCTGCTGGGCGGCAGCACCACCAATAGAATCCGCATAGCTGTCTGTGGATTTTTTGGCCACAGTCATTGTCTTTTTACCACCCAGCAATGCAAAGAAAGCATTGAGGTAGGTAATTGCAGTATTGATAAATCCGATAATACGGGTAAGTGCTGGCTCTATTGCCTGAATCAGTCCACCCAAACTTACAGCAAGGTTGCCGCCAAGTTGGGATGTGCTGTTTTTAATATTACTCATTGCCTGGTTAAAGGAGTCAGAGTATTTTGCAAGAGCCTTTATGCCATTTCCAATGCTTTGAGTAATCGCGGAAATAAACATATATTTGAGCTTACTTATGAGCATTGTCTTTAAGCTCGTAAGCTGCTTTACCAATCCACTTGTGGAGCCGGATGTTCTTCTTGCCTGAGAGGCAAATGCTTTTAAGCCGGATACGGCTTTCTGCGCTCCGGCGGCAACAGCATGAAAGCTCATTTTCGCCAGTGTAGCTGTGACATTTGCCGCTTTAGACGCAACCGTTTTGAGAATACTGCCAAACCTCTGCCAGCCTGTAGTTGTCTCACTGCTTGGTGCCTCTGCGCCTCCATTGGATGAAGCGGCAGCAGCTTTCCGAAGCTGTTCCTGTGCTTGCTGTAACTGTGCAAGCGCCTTTTTCTGCTGTTCCGTTGTCTGCGCCCTCGCTACCTGCTCCTGAGCCGCCAGCACATTAAGCCTTGCCTGTGCGATTGCCTCCGAATCAATCAGAGAACGGTTACGCTGTAGCACAGCCTCCGTATTCTGTAGAGACTGCTGCATTTGCCTGTACTGTTGCGTATCAGATCCAAGCGTGAAAGCCTCGCCAGAGTTTTCAAGGTCTGCCAGCTCTGATTTATACGTTTCAAGCATAAGAGTGGTCTGCTCAATCTGTGTTCTTCCATCGTGAGCTGCGCTTACTTGCGCCGCTGTTCTCCATCTGGATCTGCTTCTCTATATAGCTGTTGAGCTGAGCCTCAGCCTTTTCTATATTCTGCTGGAGCCAGGTAAAGTCCTCAGTCGGAATTTTTGTATTTCCAAACTCAATCAGCTTTTGTTTTGCCGCGTCAAGTTTCTGCTGCATGGCTGTAAGTTTCGCATCAAAGGAAAGCACCGCTTTCCCGTTATTGAATCCCAGCTCTGCGCTCTGAGAGATTGATTGCATATTCGCTGATAGGCTGTTTACTTCTTTTTCAAGGGAGGATACGCTTGCCGTCGCTTGTCCAGCATTTGCGGTAAAGTTACTTACTGCCTGCCCCTGAGACTGAACGGCTTGCGCTGTCTGATTAACAGCGCTATTTACATTCTGTTCAGCCTGAGCCAACTGCTCCGTAGCCTGCGTTGTCTGTGTAGCCGCTCCCTGCATACTGCTGTAAACCTGAGAGGTGGTACCCGATATATTCTGGAGTAGGGGGATGACTTGCTGGAAAGAGCGCATCATATTGTCGCCCAGGTTATCAACCGCGCCAGTCAAGTCCTCAACAGCTTTCAGCAGCTTATCAGATCCACGCTCGAAGCCTTCATTATCCAGCTCAGTATCAATTACAATAGATCCATCTGCATTACTCGCCATCGTCCCCACCTCCGTTCTTTAATAATTCGTTGAACATCTTTGCAAGGCTGTCCTCAGTAGTGACTTTTTCCTCTCTAAATTCAACCTCGCAAATATCTCTATTCGCATTGAGAAAATCTTTCTCGTATTTTTCCAGCTTTTTACCCTTTGCCCGTTTCTGCCGAATGGTAAGAATAAATCCCCATATATCCTCCCGGTCAATGCTTTGGAAGTATCCAAGAAATGTCCACCAGTGCATATATGGGACAGCTCGTACTTCCATCCCTGCCACCTTATTGATAGCCGGAAAGATAAGCTGCTCATCCTTTTCCCAGTTCACAACCTTAGGGCTGGGTTTGCGGTCTGATATATGACACTCTATAAAAGTGACGGCAGCCTCGTAGGCATCCTGATAATCAGACTTAGGTATGGATTCCATAGCAATAAATAACCGCTTTAGACAGACATAGGCTTTTTCCTCATCGGACAGCTCCTTGTCGCCAAAAGCGGCTATAATTTGCAGTATATCCCGGTAATCTGAGCGTATTTTGTACGCCCGTCCATTGATATTAAGAGTTTGCGGTAGCATCCCCAGCATCTTTATGCACCTCCGGGTTTTCCGGCGCAAGGTCACTCAGATACTTGTCGGTACGCTGTGCGGATATTTTCGCCTCCTCATCAATCGCCTTGTTGATAACATCGCCAAGAGCGACTAAAACCACCTCAGCAAAGAAATGGCCGTGAACAGATGAAAACGGGTTACGCTTTGCGAAAATCTCGTCTGCTTCCTCCATATCGAAAAGCTCATCAAACTTTTGTTTAAGGTCAAGCTCAACCTTCTTCAAAATTTCCCAGTCCTTTTCAAAAGCGGTGGTACCGTCGTTTCTGATTTCAAGAGTTTCAAGGGGCTTTACAATGCTATCGAAATTCTTAATCATAGCATTGTAACGATCGATAATAGAGAGGTCTGCAGGTCTAAAATAAACCTTGCATACCAACTTTCCAAACTTATTTACAATGGGAACCTCTCTTGTACCGTCGTCGATAACGGCTGTGAGCGGTGCATTGCTTTTTAACTGTGTGACTTTTGCCATAATAAATTACCTCCAATTTGTCTGTGTTAAAAAATAGGAGAGGGCATAGCCCCCTCCGCGATCTTATGCAATATCAGTGATTGTAGCCTGGTTCGTTTTCATATCGTAAACGATATTCTTCTTCTCCATAGCACCAACAGGGTTGATGTTAAACGGAATAGCATAACCGGCAGTGTCGCCGCCCACGCTCTGAGGAATGAACCATGCTCTACGAACAAAGCAGTATCCTGTCATTGTCTGAGCTTCTTTGTTCGCACTTGTGAAGAAAGCCTCTGCGAAATAGCCTAAAAGGTCGCCCTCGCCGTACAGCTCCTCCAAAGCGACCTCTAACAGATGATCGTACATGATTCTGGACGGATCCATGTAATAAGGGTCAAGGTCAATCTCAGGCTCATAGCCGGAGTGAGTAAGTGTTGTCTCGCCTAAGACATTCTTTGTTGTCTCAGTATCAGGGTTAAGTTCCTTTGTAAGTTCGTCATTGTCCTTACCAAGAGCCTCCCAACCGCCGCTTGCAGCTGTGTAGGTCACAGTGATTGTGTCGCCACTTGCTGGCTCTCCAGTAACTTTGATACCATAGTCATCAAGCTCTACAGTAGTGCCGTTGTACTTCCAGGCATCGCCGCTGTAGGTAAACACATACTCGCCAGAAACGCTGACAGCCTTACCGAATGTGGCAGCAGTAACAGTAGCGGCCGTTACGCCGGTACCGTTTGTGATAGCCTTGCAAGCCTCAGCGATGGCCTTACCAGTCCAAGAACCGAAGAACATACCTCTGTTTCTATCAAGTTTTGCCATTGTTTAATTCCTCCTATAGGTTAATTTTAATTGAATCTGATACTTTGCTGCATCACTTCCAACCTCTGCCGGGTATGGTGTAAGAGTAGGCATGATAGACTTTACACGCCCCTCAGGTATCTGTGGCAGGTTGCGTAACGCGTTCTGCGTGAGTACCCAGCTTATAACCTCATCAAAGAAGCCAAGGTTTGCAAGGTTTTGGTGTATATCAGCGCCGTATGATTCTTTCATTGCAAAAATAAAATTGAGCGTTTGAATGTCGTTTAAGACCTCCTCGCCCAGCACATTTTCATGTGTATTTAATTGTGACGGTACCGCGTATATGGCATATTCTGTAGGGCTTTCAGCCAGATAGTCAACGCGGAATCTGTTTGTTTTGGATAGCGCCGGACAAGACCGGAACCATTCGCGCAAACGCCCTATATTAGTTTCCTCTGGTAGCATTTTGAGCCTCCTTTAGAATATCCTCTTTGTGGTCTGCTTTCATTCGTTCAAACCAGAATGAGCCAGCCAACGGGTTAAGATCCTTGCTATACTGCAATGACCGCCCTGTAAGATGCTTTTTTGTACCCGGCTTTGAAAAGAATCTCGTAGGCTCTCCGCTATCATCCTCAAATACGGGAATGTTCGGCCCCATGACTTCTCCATAGTAGAGGTACCGGGCGTAGGGTCCGGGATAGGTAACTTTACCACTACCGATTGCGGTAGCAGTATAAGCACTTTTCCCCAGGGTACCAGTTGCCATAGGAACATACTGCAGGCAGTAATCAATGACGGATTTGTCAATGACCTGCTGTACCTTGCCGCCTGTTTCCAGATTGCAACGCCTCAGCATATCTGCCGTGCCTCTGTTCCAATGAAAATTTGCTTTAAGAGTGGTAGCCATTATGCGCCCACCACCTTCCAATGCTTAGAATGTGGTGCGCGTCTGTTATCTGTAACGCCTAAAATGGTAACATACTCGCTGTACCGCTTTTTAAGATCGGCAGGGCGAATGTTATTTACATCTGTTACTGCACCTTTGACGATAATATCGCCGCTGTGCAAAGTAAACGCCACTTCCGGCGATTCTGTCTCCGCATAGGCTTTAGGATCCAGATATGACTTTCCTCCGAAATCCGCGTCCACAGGGATACGGATAGTAAACTTATTTGCGGCTTTCAGCCCAGAAGAATCCACATTCGATGCTATATCGCAAAACCAGGATACTCCTTTTATTATCGTAGCAAAGTAAATATCATAATCGCTTTCAGCGTCAAGCCTTGCATTAAACACCGTTACGGTTTCGTTGCACAGTCTCATGTTTCCACCCCCCTGTATAAGAGAGGTATTCCTTCATCGTTCGTTTCTCCCCACAAAAGAGATCGGATTGTCGCATTCATACTTTTGGCTGCATCCTCAGCCCCCATGGCTTTGCCATAAGATTCTGAGTAGCCGTCTGTGTTGTAAGACGTAACGACCGGATTTAGGACCTGAGCCTCAACACCGGCAGCAGATTCTACAGTAATGAGAGACATTACACACATTTTTACTGCTTCTGGCACCTCTGCCATGCATTGAACTCTGGAATTGGTCAGGTAGTCAATGCGCTTACGCGCACTGAACTCTAACCGGAAAAAGTCTGTCTGCGCTAAAGCACCGCCAAGCTCTTTGTATTCTTCATACGTTAAGTAATTTGCGTGTGCCATATCCGCGCCTCCTATGACTTATTGACTGTTACTGTATAGGTTGTGACTGCAGCATTTTCAGCTTTGACAGTGAATGTAAGTACATTCTCTCCGGCAGACCATGTAACAGCAGCCCCATTTGTAACAGGAGTATTACTATGATTTGCATTTGTGAGAGTAACATCTACAGACACATTATCATCGGTCGTTGCCTTAATCACATTGGATTTGTTGGATGTCTCAGCCGTGTAGCTTAACACATCCGGGTTAAACGACGGGTTTAATGCTAATGCACCGATAGCCAGCCCCGTTAATTGACTATCGGAGATTAGTTTCCCTCCGTACCAGCAGATTCCTCATCTGCGACAGCCTGAGTATCCTCAAGCATTGCCTGAGTAACCTCGGCAGAGGAGATGTTGAACTGTAAGCCGTTCTTCTTCTTATTGAGGATAAATACATCCTCGAAGGACTCCTCAAAGTAGATATACTTGCCCTCAGTAACGGCAGTAGGCGCGTCAAGCTGAGAGAACTGATAGCTTACAGGAGTGATAACAGCAGAAGGATGTACAAGGAACATATTGATCTGATATGCTCCGCTTTCTGCTACCTTCCAACCGGTTGTGAAGTCGTACTTTGTACACATAAGAGTAGCCGGTACACCCACAATCTCGACTTCCTCAATACGGGATACAGAACGATTTACCTGGTTTCCGCCAGACTGAACATCAAAGTTTCTTGTGATGCCAGCAGCCTGCTTTAACAAAGTCTGAACCTCGAAAGTACAATACAGGATACGGCCGTTTGCCGGAACTCTTGCATTGTCCATATTGAGCATGAGCTTGTCGAATACGGAAAGTACATTGTTGGCATTAAGCTCTGTCTTATCAGCAGTCATACTCTGCTCAGTCCAGAGAGAGTAGAGAGTAGATACACAGTATGCATCCATCTCAGGGAACTTCTGCTCCTCGTTGAATACCTGAGTGATATTCTGGATACTTGCGACCTCGTTTGTCTGGTCAATATCTTTAGGATGTACAAGGGTAGACCACTTTCTCTGATTCTTCAAAGTCTTAGGCTCCCATGCGTTGTCGTAGTTACGTGTAGCCATTGCAATAGTGTCTCTGTTGCTTGCTACTCGACCGGTTGTAGAGATAGAAGGAATATAGATGGTCTTTCCATCCTCGCCCATTCTATAACGGCCGTTGTTCTCGGTAGCATAGAGCTTACCGAAGTTAAGCACATAAGGGTACATCTGAGCAAGCGCCTGGCTGTACTGAGATGCGTAGTTAATTCCTGCCATAGTTTAATTCCTCCGAATTTTCTTAATATTTTTGACCCTATTAGTTATCAGCTTTAGGCATGGGTCTAACGCCGGTAAAGTTGAAGTGAAAAGCGTTCGGATCGTTTGGCGCCGGCTGCTGCTTAGGCGGTAAAACGATGTCGGGCTTTTTAAGATCCGGTACATCCGGCTCCTTTGTCTGTGCGAATGCTGTAGGATCGTCTGCCTTATACTTGGTTAAGAAATCCTCATAACCCAGCAGAGTTTCTCCATCCACTTTGAAATCTTTGGCGATTGCATCGCGGATAAATTCACGCTTTGCGGCAGCAGAGGAGAAGTTAATCTGATTAGCTTTCTCGCGTACCATGAACTCATAGGACTGTCGTCTCATCTGCTGTTCCATAGCCTCCTTGTCGGCTGTGTACTGTGTCTGTAAGCCAGAAAATGCAGCTTGAACCTCAGCCAGCTTACCGGAGTCTGCCTGAGCCTCTGTGAGCTTTGTTTGTAAAGTGGAGAGGTCTGTATCTCTCTGAGTGATCTGTCCTGTAAGGTCTGTTACCTGCTGTGTGAGCGCACCTACCTTGTCATTGAACTTGTCGCGGCTTACATAAGAGCCATCAGCGATATTTACGCCGTTGATTTTCGCCTCTGTAGCTGCTTTCTCTAAGTCCTCATAGGTCAATGCCTCATTGTCCTTGAATAAACTCTTGATAAATTCCAGTGCCATAATTTTGTGTCCTCCTAACAACATAGATTTAATTTGTATTTCCGCTGCCACTCAGCGGTAGTGTTGCCATCGCATTTATCTCCCTGCAATGCCGGGTCTATATAAAGGCATGAGCCTTTAATATCGTGAAAAATGGGTAAAGAAAAAGCACCTCAATACTGAGATGCTTTTTCCCACTCCGAAAGGTATTTTTGCGAATTTTTTTCCTACTGTACTGAGAAAGGATTTGCGCCCTGGCAAACGGGGCTAAGAAAAGCAGTACAGTCATGCGACCATGTCTGCAAACAGAGGGCTATACACCAGAAATTCTGCTATTTTGTTTCAGTTCCTAATACTCCGCGCGTTGCGCGATCTTCAACTCTACGATTGAGCCACATAAGTGCTTCCTCAACATGGTATAACGCCTGAGCTGTTTCGTAAGATGGATAAGGACCCTGCTGGAAAGCGGAAAGTCTGTCTCTGACAATTTCCAGTAAGTCAGAATCAATAACACCGCTGATTGCGTCAGGATCTTTTCTTGCGCCACACTGCATCTGGATTGTTGCAAGCATATTTTCCGGTCTTGTACGGAAAGTGTTGTCCTCATCAGAGATGCGTCCTGTGTTGAGCTTGCATACCTGGTATAAGTGGTGCGCGCCCCCAGGTCCAACCTCATCAATGGCGAATACATCATTGAGCTTTTCCATTTTCTGAATTGTGTTTAACTGTTTCATAGTGTGCCTCCTTTTATTATTTGACCTTTACTGGCTTAAATCCCTGTACGGTCATTCTATCCCTGCGTGGAGTAATGCCGGATGCCTGAGCAACCGTATTGTATTTCCCTGCAAGGGCATTTATCTTTTTCTGGCAGCTCTGGCGTAGGGTGTCGTCCCCAACGTACTGAGCTGCAACCGCAACGTCTTTCTGGCGTCGTATCTCAGTTTCAATCTCTCGCATAAGTTGTCCGGCTTCATAGATAGAGTAGTGCTTGCCCTCTATGTCACAGCCCTTTGCATTATCCGCCGCCCACTGTTTAAGCTGAGCGTCAGTATAACGCCGCTTAGAATACTGTGTTGAAAACGACATAGCAATGTGCATACAGTTCCATTCGCCGATAGGACGGCGGATAGCTCTGTACAAGGTTCCGTCAATGTCCCGAAACGGCAAGCCGTTCTGTATGTTGTTGAAATCAGCTTTTGAGAATACACGCCCCTGTATGGGTTCATGATCCGGCGCGCTTTTTGCATGGGCTGACAGCTCGTAAGCATCATATCCCAGCTCATCGCCCATCATAATAGAGCAGTTCTGCGCTATCTGATTTGCGCCGTCTATAACATTCTGCCTGATTGCAGTATCAAGGCGTCTGTGATAACCACTTTCATATACAACCTGCATACCGTTATAGCCGATCTGTTTAATTGCGTCCCGTGTAGCTGACTGATAATCAGTCATTCCACTGGATACTGCCATTACTGCAGTATCTATGGCGGTACGGTAGCTCTCGGATACGGCGGTCGTGTTAGATAGATTTGTAAGAGTTTTTGCTGTCTGTATGCTGACCGACTGAGTGTACTGCGTTATCCGGGCTTTTGCCTCAGGAGATATGCTCTGCTGCTTTAACGCCTGTGCAAAACGCTGATCGGTATAAACATCATCAAGTGCTGCCTGGTATATCTTGAATACGTCCCGTAGGCTTGTATTCGTGGCAATAGCCAGCCTTTGTGTGATGTCGTTAATGTTTGTACCCATCTCGGTCATTATGGCTATACGGTTAACGCTGGTAGGGTTAAGCTCGCCGATAGCCATAATCTGCTCAGCTACCTTCTCAATGAAAAAAGTGTTGACTTCCTCAAAGCGCTTCATCATATAGTCGATAGCCTTATTGAGATTATCGCCCACGGCTTACACCTCCTACTCAGTAGCAGAGGCAGCAGCTTTCTGGGCCTGTTGTATCTGCTGTTGCTTTTCAACTGCAGGTAACATACTTTCAAGGCTTTCGCTCTGCTCATCTGCCACAGCCTGTATAGCGGCCTTTGCCTGCGCCTTTGTTTCTCCAAAATACCATTCGCGCATTTCAGCTTTACTGATAAGCCCGGCATTGAGAAACATAAGGCGCTCATTTGTCTGCTGTTCGGTATCTGTGACGATTGAATCGTCCCAGCTAAACGATATATCATAATCGCCCTCTGGTGCCAGATTATAGATAGTTGCAAATTTATCCATAGCTCTGACCACATCGCGCAAGCACGTTTCAAGGGCTTTCTGGTTATCTGATACAGTGGAGTAAGAGCGCTGACGGTTTATCTTTAACTCCGTAGCTGTCTTGGCTTCCACAGCGGCATTTGAAATAGTACCACGGGAAAGTCCGCACAGATCCTCAACACTTTCATAGAGCTTATTCAACCCAGAAATGAGAGAGGCATCGCGGATAGCAGGAGAGAATACATCGTAGGAGTCGTCTGTTCCTCGATCAACGCCTCGGAAAAGTCGTTGATTGAGGTGCGGCATCTCCTCACCCTTGCCGTCTTTCTTTGGGCGTAAGACCATAGGATCTACGTCAATGGCAAGCTCTGAACCCTCATACTCCCACAGTAAACGGGAATACTGCTTATCTACTTCCTTGATTACATCTCTTGCTTTTGCAAAGCAGGAAACGCCCATAGGACTGTCAATATCAATGCAGTTTGCGGCAGCAACTTTGTACCACCCAAACAACTGACCTTCTGTATTTTCTACAACTGCCTCCGGTTCCAGTGACGACCACTGAGGTACTGACTTAATAGGGATTTCAGTACCGATGGAATCACGCATATTTGACTTGAAAGCTCTCTGCGTGATCCTTACATTTTCGCCCTCGACACGATGACGCTCCAGGCGTGTGTAAACTGTCTTGCCCTCTGTGTAGGTGTCCCGAAAAATTACATCCGTGAGCTGCCCCTCATCGCCGAATGAGAGAGGGTATAGCCCCCATGCCATAGTCCAGTCAAAATAGATATGCCCGTCCTTTGGATATGGTCGGACTGTCATACCACCGGAAGCAAGACCCTGTTCCAGCTTCTCACGGAGTTTGGCAATGCAGCGCTCAAATTCCTTTTTCAGAAATTCAGAGCGTGGGTTAGAAAGTTCTGCGCCCTCTGCGTCCTGAGTATTACCATCCACATCCTTACCAGTAATATTCCAGTCAAGCTCCAATGTGATAGAGCGTGCAAGCTCTGAACTGATAAAGGCTGGAAGATTACGGCTCTTGATTGATTCGTCGGAAAGCCAGGGCGCCTTATTCAAATATAGTAAGTACCAATCATCCATAGCGTTTATCATCTCTGGAGAGAGGGGGCTTTCTATATGTTCTACCTGTTCAATGTTTTTATATGGTATCAATTTTCTGATTACCCCCTTTATAAGACTTAATAACTTGGAAAACATCGGTTTCCCTCCTTCATGCACCCCATGTTACAAACTCCCTCGCGCGCGTATATGAGCGTTCGCGTAGGCGTTTTAGGGCATATAAATATACCTAATGCCTCTATTTCATAGGGTATATTAGAAATAAATGTAACATTGTAACAAAATGCTCTAAACCCTTATGAATAAAGGCTTTATGCTGTTACATTCTCCGTTACATATATGTAACAATGTAACTTTTTACTGTTACATTTTCTGAATTTGTAACGCGATTGTAACAGAGAATGTAACAGTTATTGTCCTTTTCGTTTCCACACACGTTCCATGCCGTACCGGACACTATCAATAGAGTGGTTATCCTTATCAGGATAGCCGCTGATTATCTCGCCGTCCTCGGTACGTTCGTACTCATATGTGGTAAATTCTTTGTTGGTTGCCGGGCATCGTGCCGGATCGATTACAATAGCTTTGAGTGACTGCAACCATTTAATACCATACCTGACGCTGTCGGGACCTTTTATAGCACCACGACAAAAAGCTCCGTATTCCCTGTAGTCACTTACTGACTTAGGCTCTGCGGAGTCTGCTGTGATGAGGTCTTGACCGGTAACACCTTTAAGCATTACAAGAGCATTCCAGGTAACGGCATTGCTTTCCTTGTTTGCCCGGTACTCATCGAATATATATAAAGTTCGTCGTGTGCTGTCATAGTGCATCTTTGACCAATGAAATGGATCTGGGTACCAGCCCCAGTCAATCCCCATGTAAATATGGTCAAAGTGTGAGATTTCCTCGTCGGTTATCTCTCTTGATACGACATTATCGAATACCTCGCCGCCGGTACCGACTGCATTACCCAGGTACTCATGTTCATAAGCTCTTGGATTGGTTTCCTTTAGAGATTCAGCATCATCAAAGAACTGCTCGCCCAGCCAGTCCGGGGGAACCTGCGTATAACAAGACTTATGACGCAAAGCGCCACGCCTCGGAGTGAGTACATACTGATTCGCCCAGTTTGATTTACTGATAGGAGGGTTAAAGGACTTGAATACAACAAACTTCGGACCGCCTCGCATTACAGACTGCTGTACGCTTCGGATTTCCTCCTCGCCTGCGAACTCGTCCAACTCCTCAAACCATAGGTACTTAAAGTAGCCATGTGCCACCTTAATAGATTTCATTTTCTTGGCCTTATCCAGACCCTTGAAAAGAATAACCTGCCCCGTGGGCTTATAGACGAACTTAAAAGGATTGACTGTGGATTTCCACAGATCATGCACACCCAGCTCATCAATGCCCCATTGTATCTGTTCAAATACAGATGAGCCTATTGTGTTCGCTACCTTACGAAACACAATGGCATTTGCTGTAGGGTCGTCCATTACCCCTAAAGGTATCTCAGTACCGATAAAGGATGATTTTGTGGAACCTCGCCCACCGTACAAGTCGTAGTATGTATGTAGGCCGTCCATGATGTCCCAGTGTACCTGATAAAAGGCTGGAGCAATAATGGATGATAGCCTTGCCCCATCCACGACTTTACTCACTCAGATTGTCCTCCTCGGATTCTGTCGTCTGAGGCTGAGAGAGTGTATCAGATACTCTCGGAATATCACATATAATGTTGATAGCCGGAGCTTTGCCGTCATCCTCAGCTCGCTTGTCTGCATCCCAGCCCTTAAAGTTGTTCTGCAAACTGAATTTTGCACCGTTGGCGCCGTCCTTATCAAAAAGACGCTCCTCAACGTACATCTCAATCCGGCTCTTAGCCTCCATGATTGTGTCTCTGAACTCTTTCTTGCCGCCGTAGTTGAGTAGGCTTTGTCTGGACTTAAAGCCCAGCGCAAGCGCAAGTCCGGTAACTGTTGGCGGTCGCTGACCAATAAAAATAGGGTAGCCGTATTTGTCTACCATCTGTCTGCCGGTGTCCGGATCCGTAAAGGGCTTTCCCTTACAGTCCTCAAAGTATTTGTCGATGAGATCAATTATCTCCTCTTTACTTGTGTACCGCGGAGCCGGACCGTATTGATTTCTTCCCATCGTCTTACCTCCGTACAATTAAAAAGGCAGCCACCTCTTATGAGATGTCTGCCTGGTATTGTTGCTATTTAGTTTTACGCTGTGTACGGCTTTTCGCCTGTGTAGCTCGTCCGCCCTCAGCGTTTTTCTGCTGCTTAACCTTGCCACGCACGATAGGGGCGGTATGGGGGTCAAGTATTCTGCGCTTAGCCGCCATATCATTTGACCTCGAACTCTTTCACAAATTCGTTGCCGTCCTTTACCGCATACGCAATAAAGTTAAGCGCGGCGCCTGTGTCTTTCATAATTACGATAGGGGAGTCGCCGCCTTTTGACGCCTCGCCTGCATCATAACTGAACGCATAGGCATTATTGTACTCTGTGCAATAGTTAATCTTTGATTTTTTGCTCTTGGCAATGTCAAGAGCCTGCTCATAAGTCAACATATCTTTTTACCTCCTGTCTGTTGTCCGTGTGTTATTTACGCTTGTTACGGTCACGCTGCCATACGAACTCCTTAGAACGCTCTGAAATTCTCAGGTTGTCCGTTCGTGTGAGAGTGGTGTCCTTGTTATTCGTTATCTTGAATAAGTTTCTCATGCTTGCCTGGTTGTATCTGTTGCCTGTCTGAGCATCCACATATTGAACCCTGCCTCCAACATTCTCAACATTGAATACATGACCGCCGTGTCCTCTGCCCTTATAGTTGATACTTACAACGGCTCTGGCTCCTGGACCATATGACTTCATCTCAGCAGCAATATTTTTGAGTACCTTTTCGCCGCTTGGGGAACCAACCGCCACACTCTTAGCGTGCCGGAAAGCGCCTCGCCACCGATCCATAAACATATTGCCAACCTTGTGAGATGCACTCCATTTGTCACCATCGTAAGTAGGCTGAGCCTCTACATTATAGCCCCTACGCTGTAACTCATACGCAACAACACAACGCTGACAGTTCTCTGAGTATTCAGAGTATGCCGGGTTGCGATTAGGGTTTACAGTTTTTAAGGCTGTTGCAATAGAGTGTTGTTTTCCTTTGCGTCCTAAAGCCTCTTTTGAGTTTTTAGGTAACTGCTCACTCAATGAATAGTTTGTGAAGTTATGTCCCCCGGACGGAATACTAAAGGACAAACTTGATTCGCTTCCTCTGCCTCCCATTTATTTTAGCACCTCCTTGTATATTAGTCAAATATTTTTAACTCAATCTATGCACAAAAAAGGACAGCTTACAAGCTGTCCCTCTGAGTGTCTTTATTCAATTTTCGGTAGCCTCCAATAGTCTTGCACGGATAGGTAATAGCCACTGATCCGATTTATGAGTTTATAGGTCATTAGGATTTGCAGAAAAGTAGTATTCAAACAATGAGCTGTCGTACTCGGATCCTATGACTTCATTAGCTTTATCAGCTAAAGCCTCGCCCAGCTCATATCCGAACTCGGCATCCTCAACTCTTGTCCGTTTATATTCTGTAAATATATTTGACCACTCATCCTGTGTACCGCCATAGTATATTTTTATTCTGTCCGTATCTTTTTTAGGATGCAGATAGGATAGTGTATAATCATATACATTTACCATGCTTTTAGGGAAGTACACTTTTTGGATGTTACAGGAGTTGAAAATCGAAGTCTTAACTTCTGTGATTCCTTCCGACAATATGAGAGTATCAATACTACTGTTGCCTATGCCTATCTGAAAATTTGATAGGTCTGTTGTGTACTCTTTGCCGTCTACTGTATATGTGGGGTAGATAGTAAGAGTAGATTTATGAGTATTACACGATTCAAGCATAATTGTGTTGTCGGTCAAAGAATAGAAAAAGTCGTCAACAGGATTTCCTTCTTTCTCAACTTCTACACCGACAACAGGCTCATTCGTGTTTGAAGCATCACTGCTTGATACCATATTACTGTTGGAGTTGTTATCTTTTGGATTGCTGGAAAGCACTCCAACTACCAACAACACTACCAAAATTATTACAAATATAAAAATGATTTTTAGTATAGCGCCTATTTTGTTTTTTGCCATGATTATCCCTCCATTTATTTGTTAAATGTATTTTACCAAAGAAAGAGAAGGGATACAACCGGATTGTGTAGCTCGTCCATGCACCGCCGTTTTTCTGCTGCGTGACTGTACGCCCTGCGGCAGAGTGGGGTATAGGGGTCGCACCGGACTCCTTATGTACGCTCACGCCATTTCTGTTGAAAAGCCTTGATTGATATAATGTTATCGCTATCAAGCTCCGGCGGTACAAGTCCGTACATGATAATCTGTTTAGGCTCCAGCCTGCGGACCATCTCACGGTATCCGTCAAGGAATAGCTGCGCGGTGTCGCCCATGCCCGACTGAGTACCAACGCTTGACACGATAACTGTACTGCCTACGGGTTCCCCATCAAAGCACCACTCGTAACTGTCGTGGTCGCTCCATGAGATTGTAGGTATAACAGTCATTCCGTGCGCCTGCCAGTATGCACCCAGCCAATGCTTACGGTAATGGTTGTATATCTGAATGGCTTTCGGGAAGTCTGTATATGTGGAGAAGTCTGGCGTACATACTGCCTGAAATCGTCCTAACATTTCTACATACACATCCGGGGAAGTCCACACCCTGTTAAACTGGTAATCGTCTATAAAGAAGTGTACTCCGTGCCGTTCTGGTTCCTCACAGCCCTTTGCAAAGTTGAAGCTGATCCAGTTTTCAACATCACACTCAGCCGGTGCAAGGATGGGTATGTCATACTGTCCCTCGCCATCAAACATAGCTTTATTTAAGTTCTCATAGTTCCGTTGCTGTCTATATGTTGCCACAGCTTAGCCTCCTTCCTGTGAACATAAGAAAAGCCCCAGCGTACCACGCCAGAGCTTTTCCCGTAGATTCTACCATGTGCAAGCCAGAGAGCCACACGGACTAAGGGAGGAGGCATACCCACACTCCCAGCTTGCACGAAATCCGATTTTATTATAAATTATCTGTTTTCAGAAAGAAAGAGGAAAAACGGGACATTAAGGGACATTTGAGGACGACTTACACAAAGCGACTGTTGTATTCTTCCTCTAAGTACCTGTAGCAGCGTTTCTTGACGCTGTCGTCTGTGTTTCCACAGCCTATAAGGCGCGCTACCTCTTTCCAGCCGTAGTTGCTCTCAAAGCGATAGGAGAAGATAAGACGCGTGAGGCTGTCTGGTATATCCCGGATAAACTGCTGCAGTCGGTCACGCTCAGCGCATCGGTGCAATAATATGTTTTCGCGGCTTGCCAGTTCCACGGCGTATTTTTCGGTACGGCTTGTATTGCCCCCGGATCCGTGAGGCATACCCGACATATCAGGGCTTGGCGCTGCCTGCGCCTTTTCCCTGAGTTCGGCAATGCGTTGTTCGTCTCTTGGTATTTCCTGATTGAGCCAGTAAAGCTGTGATAATTCTTTTACTGTCATACTGTAGCCCCCTTTGCTTTATCAATTCTTGCTTTCAATGCCAGCAATAAACTTTCCTGAGCGCTGTCTTTGCCCTCTAAGGACTTGACAACATCCTCATCAACGCCGCCCAGAGTAATGAGCCTGTGAACGATGACCGGAAATTGCTGGCCTTGTCTGTGAAGTCGCTTATTTGCCTGTTGGTATTCCTCTAAAGCCCATGTAAGACCGAACCATATTATATGATGTCCGCCCTCCTGGAGATTCAGACCGTAACCACAGCTCGCCGGATGCGCTAAAAGTATATCGATCTTTCCATCGTTCCAGTCGGTTTCGTCTTGCGCATCTTTGTACACTTTTACCACAAGCCCTGTCTTTGCCAGTGCAGAGAGGATTCTGTCTCTGTCATGCTGATAATTGTAAAACACAAGCGCGTGCTGTCCGTTGAGCTGTTCGACTGTTTCCATGAAAGCCTCCAGCTTGCAGTCATGGATTGGAACCACAGCGCCATCCTCGTCATATACTGCGCCATTGCAGAGCTGTAAGAGCTTGCCGGTCAGAGTGGCAGCAGTGGTAGCAGTCACAAGATCGTCCTCAACCTCTAAAAGCATATCGCGCTCCATCTGCTCATAGGCTTTCTGAGCTTTGCTATCCAGTTTGACCGGAATATCCTCATAGATAAGCTCCGGCAGATCCAGATAATCTTTTGCCTTCATGCTGATACAAATATCGCTTATGAGCTGGTATATCTCGGCATCTGCGCCGTCTTTCAAAGCGTATGAGAATATAGTTGTCTGGTTACGCTTATCAGGAACAAAGAACATATCACGATATACAGATATAGTCCGCCCCAGACGCTTTCCGCCGTCAAGTAGATACAACTGCGCCCATAGGTCAATCAGTCCCTTTGGGCTTGGCGTTCCGGTCAGCTCTATAAGTCGGCTGATTCTTGGCAGCATGGCTTTCAGTGCCTTAAAGCGTTTTGCCTGGTGGTTCTTAAAACTGGAGCTTTCATCAAGTACCACCACATCAAACGGCCAGTTATGCCCGTAGTATTCTACAAGCCATTGCGTGTTTTCACGATTGATAATATATATGTCTGCATCAACCTCTAAAGCTGCAAGGCGTTGTTTTGCGGTACCCAGTGCTACAGATATTCTGAGGTTTTTTAAGTGATTCCACTTTGCCGCCTCTTTGCTCCATGTACTTTCTGCAACTTTCTTTGGTGCAATGATAAGCACCTTGCGGATTCGCCAATAATAATATTTTAGACTGTGTAGCCCCGTCAGCGTGATAACCGTCTTTCCCAATCCCATATCCAGGAATAAACCTAAGTGCGGATCTGAGATAATGCGGTCAATACAATATTGCTGATAGGGATACGGCGTAAACTGTTTACTCATTATGTTGTATGACCTCCTTGCACTCAGCCACTATATGTTGTACTTTATCCACACTGTCAACAGAGTTATACACAATAAAGCCCATGCGTCGTAATATGCGCTGTACAACTATCTGGCGTTTTCTTTCTGTCTTGCCGGGTGCTTTCAGCTCGGCAAAACGGATGATGCCACCAGGCAGCAGTATCATCCTATCCGGCACTCCGGTATATCCGGGGCTTACCCATTTCAGACAAAGCCCTCCGATTCCTTTTATGCCAATTCTCAATTTTTTCTCTATATCCTTTTCCTGCATCAAAACAGTGCCTCCCTTCAAATTCTGCCGCGCGTATAAATCGCGTCCACGCTCGCTGTCTGTGCTTCTTTTTCTCTCTGGTAACATACCTGTTTCATTGATTGCCAAAGTGGAAGTGAAAGCCTCATGTTACATTTTTCCTCGCGCGCGTATATGAGCGTGCGCCTCAGGCGTTTTAGGTGTTATATTTCTCCCTAATTCCTCTAATCTATGAGGTATATTAGAAAAAAATGTAACATTGTAACATTTTACCTATAACCCTTGAAAATAAAGGCTTTAAGGCTGTTACAATTCGCGTTACATGAATGTAACATTGTAACTTTTTTGTGTTACATTTTTTAGAATGTAACAGAGAATGTAACGCGATTGTAACAGAAAATGTAACAGTATCATTGACGCTTTATAAAGCCTCTCTGCGTGTTATATGGACCCGCTCTAAAAGGCTTATCAGATCGTTTCCACTCCGGTAAGTTTGCCAAAACAGAGTTTATTTCTCTTGTATCCGTGTTTTTTATGTCTCTAATCTGGCCATTAAATAACTCGCACCATACCTCAATAGCTGTTATACGGTCACGGTCAACAAGGTTATATTCGCCTACAGCGTTATTCGCCCAGTAGTCACGGCGGCGGTCAAGCGGCCATTTGCTCCAGTCGTCCGGTACCTGCCTTGTAACAAATTCGGCTATGATACCTTCTCTTGCTGATGCCTCGCGGTGCTGTTCCTGCTTTTCCTGTGCCATACGCTCAACCTCGCCCGTGAGGTAGGTTGCCTCGCCCATCTGCCAGCGTGCCTTAGCCTCAGCCCATATCTGGTCGATGACTTCCGGTGTGAGGTCGTCCCATACTGTTTTAGAGTGGGGCTGTTCCCCGACATCAACCGGCCAGAAACGGCGGTTGCCCGTGGTGTCCTGTAAGAAGTCCATCTGATTGCAAGTGCCGAAGAATACACAGCATCTTGGAAGCTCTTTGACATTTCTGCCGTATGCCGCTCTGTATCGGTCAGCTCTCAGAGAGAGGAACTGCTTAATACGCGCGACGTCGGTACGCCTGAATGCATCCAGCTCCGCAACCTCTACCAGCCACACACCCTGTAAAAGCTCTGAGGCTTCCTTGCCCTCGAAAGTACGAATACTGTCATTAAAATAGCCTTTACTCATCTTATCTAAAAGAGTAGATTTACCTAAGCCCTGAGAGCCACAGAGGATGAGCATATTATCAAACTTACTGCCGGGAGTCATTGCACGCCCGATAGCCGCAGTAAAGGATTTTCGGCACACGGCTCTGTTGTATGCGTTGTCCTCGGCGCCCAGGTAATCTATGAATAAAGTATCAAGCCTCGGCGTGCCATCCCAGCTCAGACCTTTGATAAAGTCCTGCACCTCGTTGAATGAGTGTGTAGCCGCGTGGATGTCAAGTGCTGCGTCGATGTTTCCGCGTCCAGTAATGTTGTAAGTTTTCTCCAGATACCAATACAGCCCGTTGCTGTCGGTATCATTCCACAGCCGACGGCGCTTGTCGCTGCTCCATGGCAGAGAGCCTAATACCTCTCCGCGTCCGGCGAACTCATTCAGGGCGAACTTGCCTTTAAGCCGGGGGTCATTATCAAGAATAATCATTACATTGTCGATGGTGGACTTAATAGCGCCCGTCTGCGGCACGATAGCCAGCTTCTGCATCCAGTTGACCGCATCGTCTGAGTTATCTGCTGTCACGCCATCAAATTCCTTTGCCGCCTCGTCTGCGCGTTCTTTTGCCATAAGTGCCGCCACAAGGTTGTCCGATACAGCGTATTCGCACATGGCAGTGAATGATGGCAGGCGGTTGTTTGGGGTTCCTTCCTTTGCCTCTTCGTCCAGATCACCGAATTTATGTAGGCGGACAAGATCGAAAGAGTTTACCAGCTTTCCGCTGCATGGGTCGGTTGCATGATGTGAGAATAAGAACTTGCCATTGTCATAAAGGACGGCGCCGCCGGTGGTGGATCCGTTCAGATATGTAAATCGGTTCGGGTCGTTATCGACTGGATCATATATACCCGGTAAATGTTTTTGCATTGCTGCGCATATATCATAAGTGCGGCAAAATGCACCAACAACTCCGGGCTTTTCCTCTGGGTCGCCCTGGCGTACTGCCAACTTCTGATAACTGACCGCGCCCGGCACCTGTGGCCATGATGTAAAGTCGTGCCAGTCCTCGTAGGTGTCAAGCACACTGTCAGCCACAATCAAACCTTTGTCTGCGGTCTTATAGAAATACTCTGAATCAGCACAACATGACGGCCAGTACATAAGCCTTGACGGCTCAAAGGTAGTAGGATCTGCCATCTGTATACCTAAATCAAATGCCAGCTTACGGGCGATAGGCTCGTATTCATCCGCGGACACGGTACGGTCAAGCGGTATCAAAATACGGAGTCTTGGTCCGGTTTCCATGTGCTTACGGGTAGAGTAGATGCAATAGCTCACATTGAGATTTTCTACTGCTTGTACGACTGTGTCTGTTCCGTAACTTGGTATATTATCAAAGTCAAGAGTAACAAGATCACGTCCGGTTACGGCAGAGGCCTTACGCCGTCCGCCTGAGAGGGTACCGGCAACAAAGCCGCCGACGTCCTTTAAGTCGTCCTGTTGTACCTTTTTTAACTGGAAGTAAGCCTGTAAGGTTTCTGTTCCCCTTGCAGGCGTTTTCAACCTCTCCCATAGCTCAGCTATGGAAAGTGTTTGAGATTTCCAGTGCATATCCTTACGGCTCTTACCAGCGGATATGTTTATTTGTCTGTCAAACTTTAGTTCCATAGAGAATGCTCCTTTTTTAATAGCTCCCCCCCCCGTGTGTGGGGTAGTTAGGAGATTATAGTCAATTATTTTTAACTGTACCTTGATTATAGATAAAAAAATTTGACTTGTCAATCTTAAAGTCAAATAAAATTGACCAGAACCACAAGCCAAAAATTTTTATCGAAAACGGCAGAGCAGTAGTCCTGTGTAGCCGACTACCGGAACTCCTTGCCCGTCGAATTGTCTCTAAGTTCAATACGGTTAATCAGCTCAAAGCCTGCGTTGTTAATGATGTACTTTAGCACCTTGATAAGAAAATTCTTTCTACCTTCAAGAGCTGCATCCTCTTTGGAAACCGCCTTTACAGCTTTATAGGCTGTCGGATCAGCGCATCCGCTTTGATTGTAATATGGATTCTTTTCATTACTCATTCGCTGTACCTCCGTTGTATTTCTCAAAGAACTGTGCATAATATTTCTCAATCAAGCCTAAAGGGCATTTGTGCTTTTTGGCAAGTGCCTCAGCCGGGGTAGATATATCTGTCAGCAGATCAGTAAAAATCTTTATGCGTAGTCCTTTTTCCTTTTCAAGCTGTGACGCCTCTCTGTTTGCGATAGTATCGCATTTCTGATTATATTTATTACCTGCATGGCCCCGTACCCATTTAGCAGTTACTTTATGCCAAGCTGAAAGCCGGAGTACCTGTTCCCATAAATCAGCGTTCTTACGTCCGGGAGTATTCACATACGCCCTCAGGTTGCCTCTATTTATCGTTTTGGCAACATACTGGCTGTCTGTTATGATAGTGACCTCAGAGGGCCGCGTAAGCAGTCGCAAGCCCTCAATAACAGCCTTTAATTCCATTCGATTGTTTGTTGTGTACCAATCGCTGCCGTGTACCTCTTTGGTATTGTCCTTATGTAAGAGTATCGCCGCATATCCACCTGGACCAGGATTTCCATGGCATGAGCCGTCTGTGTATATTGTAACTCTATCCAATTTCAACCCTCCTTATAAATGCCCGACCGCCGAAGCAATCGCATATAAGCCCAAGAGCGCCATACAGATAAGAGCTAACAACACTAGGACAAAGCATATCAGATCGACACACTTTCTTACAAAGGGCTTAAATCTTTCATGGTACCAGTAAGAGAAGCAGACCTTATAAAATGCTTTTCGCTTTTCTTTCATGCCAGCCTCCTATTTAAGTATCTGCTCCCTTGCCTGAGCGCGTTCTGCAGCATCCTTATATAATGCCTCGATCTTTTCAGAATCCGTAATAACAATGTATCCGTCGTCTTTTTCCTCGACAAATACCTCCTCCGGTCCCTCGCCGGGCATATAAGGAAAGCTGATATGCTTTAACATTTTTCCACTTGTGAACCAGGTAAATCCTCCATCTGTTGAAAGCACAAGCCCATCCTGATCTATGCAGTCAAGCATGACGCCCGTCTTGTTGCATTTCTTAAATACAGACGGGCAGCGCTTATTCTGAAAAGTTCTTATCTCATCGCCGGAGCGTGTAACCTCGCGCCATTCGTCAGCCGTTCCCATAATAGGGGAGAGTGGCTTTAAGGATAAGAGGCGCTGAAAAATGCTCACAACATAATGCGCCGTTTGAATTGTATGGCTTTGACCGGCAAAGGTATTGATGAGCGCCAAAATATTTTTATTAAGTTTTGCCTGCTCATTCTTTGCCTGCATATCAGTGTGATTGCTGAGAAGCCTTTGCAGCTCTGCATTTGCGTATTGAACTGAGGCATTTTCTGCCTTTTTTCTATCATTGATATTTGTTATATTTCCCATTTGTGTGTCCTCCTGTAATTGACATAAACTAATTGTTCTCATTTTACTTTGTCCTCTATCTTTACCTCGTACTTGCAGCCGTCGTATGGCTCGTATGCATCAATGCGCATGGCGTTATCTCTTATAGTACCCAAGCTGTAAAAGCTGTCAGTGCCTATAAGCCCCAAGCTGTAAAAAGTCTTAAAGATTTTCGGGCTTTGCATAGCGAACCAGTCAACCATTTCCTCATTTACAGCCCATCCCTGTGTAGTAACACCTGAACTTTCTGCAAGACCAGCCTCCGAAAGAAAAGCGTGAGTGATCTCATGTCTGAGTGTGTAGCACTCGCAACTCCTGCAGTACGCATCGTCCTCATCTTCCATATTGGGATGCGTCCGCATATTACAATACACAATTTCTTTCTTGTGGTAATCGCACCATCCGTCAATACTCCTTTTCTTAAAAAGTGGCTCGTCGTCAAAGTCGCGCCGGATAATACTGTAATCGGATCCTAATATACTTACTGTCTGCATTTATGCCTCCTTTTTGCTTTGTTTCTCTGCTTATCATTCCATTTTCTGATATAAGCAAGCTGTTCCTTGTCATCAATAGAATCAAAGCCACATTTATCGACCGGACCGTAATGCTTCCATTCCTCGGTGCGCCTGGCTTTTTCTACGCCAGACGCCCATGCAAGAACTGCGAAAAATACGATAATCAGAATAAGAAGTATAGCCATTACTATGGTTAAAACATCAGTTATCATTCTGCTTGTTGTACCTCCATATAGCGTTAGATACTGCCTGAGGATCCATGTGCATCTCATCCGCAATGTCCTTTACCTTCCAGCCAGCATTTTTCAATGCCATAATTTTTCCTATGTCAATTTTCTTTTTCTCCTGGTGGGCGTCCCCCCCCTCAGTATCATTTATGCTGTCTGCGGTTTCTGGCGTTGCCTGTTCGTCAACATCAGATGCCGAATCAACCGTTGATGCGTTCTGAGCCTGTTCTAAAGACTGGAGAAGCCCTTTGTTTTCCTCTTTGTACTTCTGAACATCGGCACAGAGCTTGTCATAATTGCTTTGCAGTTCCTTGATATTATCCGGTGTGAGCTGAGTGTCTTTATAATCCTGCAGCTCGCCAGATTTGCCAGTAGCCATCTGCACTATGTACTGATAAGGCACCTCACACTTTACGGCATTTAAGAGATATTCCGCCTTTGCTCCCTCTTTGAGCATGGCATAAAGGCTTGATACCTTTATCTGTGTTCTGTCCTCTGCGTTGAAAGCATCCATAATTCCCATGTATAAGCCCTCCTAATCTTCTGATTTAATACTTACGCCCGGTACCATTTCCGGTAAAAAGTTGATCTCATAACTGTACTTGTCTACATCTGATCCAGAAATATCTTCAACAACATACAACGTGTACTCATTCAAATACACAAAATGCTTTTGATATTTTCCATCCGCCAGCTCGCATATGACTTCCAGTTCGTTATTCTCGTTATTTTCCAATGCGAATGTGCCGGTAAGCTGGAGCAGGACGGTATCAGTCCTCGCATTGATAACGGTTAGACGGCGTACGACATTAAAATTATCAGCCTCAATGCCGATATTGTGACTGACCTTTCCAACCTCTGTACATCCAGCCAGCATGCACACTAAAAGCAGGCAAGTTGAGAGTGTAAGTGCGATTTTTCCTTTGTGATTAAACAGTTTCTTTTTCATTTTTATAAGTCCTCCTTGTTCTTAAAATTTTTACAGCCTCGCTGTTCTTTATTCTTTCTGTGAATGGATCCGTCGTGATTGCATTTGCAATGTGTAGCCATATCAACTTTAGCAGCTTCCGGGTCATAAGATTTTATTTTCTGTCTATAGAGACAGTTGTTACAACAGTGCTTCATGTGTTGCCCTCCAATTCTTTCATAAGATTAAGTAGCTCCTGCCTCGCAACCACACAACGGCGTATGATAGAGGCTTTGCTGTCGTACATAGATACGGTGCTACCGGGCATAGGGTAAGGTCCGGCTGCATCATAATGAGATACACTTTCCTCAATCGTTCCGATGATTGATTTAATGTAAGTAACTCTTTCTGTTTTATCCATCTAATGCACCTCCTTCGATAACAAGTTTTGCATTGCTGATTCTTTCTGTGGCTATGTCAAAATATTTTTGTTCTAGTTCCATGCCTATAAAATTTCTTCCTGTCGCCAGACAAGCGACACCAGTAGTACCGGATCCCATACAGTTGTCAAGTATGGTATCCCCCCCCCCTCGGTGTAAGTGAGTATCAGGTACTCAATCAAAGCAAGGGGCTTCTGGGTAGGATGCAGAGCCGTTTTCTGCTTGTCCTTTTTGAACCGTATAATTGATTTTGGATACCGGCGCCC